TTTACAATAATGTCAGGTTTTTTAAAACCAGTTTTAATTGATTTTTCTCTAACTCTTTGTAAAACTTTTTGTTCTACACTAACATTTTTTAATGCGGCTCCAATAGCAATATCATTATTTTGAGTTAATAATTTATCATACTGAGTTTGATTATCTTTATATTTAGCTTCCATAACAAGAATTCCATAATGTATTCTTTTTGAAACAGCTTGTAAATTAAAAATATCACTAAGTGTGGAATCCCCATAATGTGCATCTTCTCCCTCTTCACATAATTCAGTAATAAAATTTAAATATGCGATTTTAATCCAGGGACTAAAATTAATTCTTTTTGAAAATTTTAAAATTTCTTCAGGTATTTGACTATTATATTCTCGTGTTACTTGACATTCTTCTAATCCTTTATAAAAAGGTCTTTCATCAAAACAATTATATCGTCCGGCAATAGAATGGACGTTTTCAATTTGTTTAAACATAAAATCAAAATATGTTCCTTCATAATTATTTTTATATTTAAATTCTTCTGCATTATGTTCATATATTGGTAAATTTTGCTTATAATTTGATCTTTCCCATAGACCTTTAATAATAATATCCTCTAATTCAATTAGTCTCTCTCTTACTCTATCTAATTTCATATTATAATATTATATATATTAGTATTTTTAATTAAATTATATAATATTTATGTATGTTTCAAAATTTTTTATATTAGAATTAATTATATTAACATATAAAATGTCTTTAGAATACCCACCAATTGCAATCGCTGCAGCAAATACATGGATTAAAGACTTATAAGATACTACTACTGGTTATGTTCATAATACTTCTAACCAACCTATAGCAAAATATAAAACATTAATTCAAGGAAATTCTTATGGAAATGGAGAATATATCGCTTGGACTACTGATATTTATAGTAATTATACTCATGGTACTACTTACCACTCTAAGGAATGGCCTGCTTCTGGTGCTTTCGATAAATCTGAAGGTGATAGTAATACACAATTATCATCACATACTGGAAGAACTTATCAAAGTGGTTCAGATAAAAGTGCTCCAGGAGAATTAGGAATAGATTTACCAGATAGAATTAAATTAACAAGTTTTTCAATTAAATCTAGACCTAGTTTTGCAAAACAAGCACCAAGTAAATTTAAGTTATCAGGTAGAAATAATCAAGGTGATAGTTGGACAGATATTACTACTGAAACAAAAACAAATTGGTCAGGTGGAGATACAGCAACTTGGAATGTTACACCAACAGAATATTTTTCAGAGTATAAATTTACATGGTATAGAGCCCAAGAAAATAATAATATGATTGCTATTTATACTATAAAATTATTTGGTATTCCATTTCATCATGGTGATGGTATTAGTTTAGTAGATTATGATACATTACCATTTACAAGAGCAATTGAATATAATGGTGTTAGAAGTAATGTTGAATTAAAAAGAGGTACAGGTATTGGATTAAAAGATGTAATGGATATAAAGAATGTAACTGATACTTATGAAGCATCTTTGATTGGTGATCCAACTATGTAAATTTTACCTTGATAATAGTGCAACTCAAACTATTTATTTTCCAACCCCATTCACTCAAAAACCAGGTCTTTTCTTTGGAATGGAATATTCAGTTTGGGGTGCTGGAGATGGTACTAGATGGCCATGTCAAATTACAGAAGTAACTTCAACTTATTTCACCATTACAAATCCCCAAAGTAATATGGATCCAGTTATTCATTGGATGGCAGTTAAACAAGGAACAGGAACAATTTATGGACAGGCTTATAAATGTGAAGTAAAAAATCTAGGAACAAATTGGAGCAGTCATCAAACTATGACTTATAGTGGTCTTGGTTCAACACCAATTTGTTTATGTAATTTACAAACTAGAAATGCTAGTAGTAACAAATATTCACCAAATCTTGGAGGTAGTTCATCATCAACTCAAATAATCTTTCATATTGGTATTAATGACCAATCATCTGTATATACTGCTCAAAATGTTTCAACAGCAGAAACTTGTGCTTTTTTTGCTATAACTAAAACAAATGTTGCTAATAAAATGTATTTATTTGAGAAAGGATCGGCTTCCCACGTTCATGGTACATCATCAAATCCTGTTCCTATTCAAAATCCAATTTGTATAGGATGTTCAAAAAATGCTGGTGGCGATTCTTTGAATCTTTACGCTAATAGAATAACCAGTCATAGAACTTTATGGTATATTAAAGAAGTTCCTGGAAGGGATGGATCTCATACTGGTACAGAAAATGCTTATATAATGCAAATGGCAGGTACAACAACTGGTAATTCAAAACCATTATTACATTTTTGTGCTAATCATGCTTCTTCTACTCAAGGAATTAGTGATAATGCTAATATGGCTACATGGTATAATATTAGTCAAAGAGGTGCTAAATATGCAGTTGGTTATGGGTCTGGTAGTAATAGACCAACTTTAAAAAATGATGGTAATGGTAAATACGTTCAATTTGATGCTTCTAATAGTGAATATTTTAAATTACCTTGCCCAATTACTTGGACAATGAAAGATGCTGAAAGTCAAGCAACTGGTGGAGTAACTGCATTTGCTGTAGCAAAATTTAAAAATATGTCTACCGATAATTGGCCAAGAATTTTTGAATTCGGTATTCCCGGAACTGGATCTTCGACTGAAACTAAAGAAGGTTATACATACTATAAAGCAATTAATGAAGGAACAAGTGGTTTTGGAGGTACTCTTCATGGAAATGCTTCTAAACAAAGTGGTTATGTTTCTTTAACAACAAATGGAAATTCCCAAAATGGACAAATTGAATATACTGGTATATACCCTGGTAATCGTATGTATACTACATTCGATACATGGATCGGTGGTGGTAATGGTGCTGATGCTGTTTGGTTTTATTGGGGTGCTACTACTCGTCCAACAAGTGAAGATGGTGGTGGTGGTGCATATCTTTTTGCTATAGATGAATATGGCAGTAATGAACTTCAACTTGAATGGAATGGTGGTAGACTTGAGACAAAAACTATGGGAAATATTGATGATGGTCAATGGCATAGTTGGGCTATTGAATGGGAAAGTAATACTATTAAAATTTGGAGAGATGGTAATCTTGAAATTACAAAAAATGATAGTGCTCGTACTCTTAACACAAATTCAAAAATAGGATGGGGTGGCAGAACAGGTGGATTAAACAATCACCATAGAGTTAGAAATATGAAACTTTGGGTTTCTTCTGAAAATGGTACTGGATATATTGATAATGGTAATCCATCAACTGAAACTATTATGTTGGCTAGAAATGGAACTGGTTCTCAGATGAGATTTCAATCAAAAAATCCAACAACTCAATATGATACAACAAATTCTCCTGCAAGTGGTAGTTGGGGAGTTTATTCAGTTAGATATGACAATTATAGCAGAACATGCACTATGGCAACTAATGCTACTACTTTTACTCCAACAGAAACAACTCAAAATTATATGGATAATAGAACAACAACTAATAATATAATCGGTGGAGATGTTGATATTGGTAATTTTTCAGATATTGATCTTCGGGAACTGATCATTTGGGATGATTGTTTAAGTACCACACAAATTGCTGATATAAATGCACATTTAGTTAATAAATGGAATATTGGTGTTCCTACACAAACAACCGCATATAGTGATTTACTTGCTTGGTATCAATGTGAAGAAAGTAGTGGTTCAACACTTGCTGATAGTAAAGGAAGTCATAATATGACTCTTTATAATTCCGCTTGGTATACTCATGTATCAGATAGTGTTGATGGAGGTGAACGTTCTATTGAATTCAGTCGTTCTTCCAATACTAAAGCATATGATAGTAGTAGTTTAAGTTATGGTCTTGCCAAATTAAGTAATCTTGGTTCAATCAATATTAATCAATTTACTATATCTTGTTGGACTAAATTTACACAAACTTCATATCATGGTACTCTATGGCAGTTTAGTAGTCCAAGTTCTTATCATCAAGTTTTTTTTAGATTAGCATATATTGTTGATGGTGGTGGTTATTGGTCAGTGTTACAAAGATATAAAGAAACATCTAGTTCTACTAATTATAATGATGCAGTTGAAACTAGTTCTGGTGCTGTAAATTATCATAATGATGTTTGGCATAATCTTGTAGTTACAAAATCAGGAAATACAACCAGTGATACTCTCAAATTATATATTAATGGCAGTTTAGTTGGATCAACTAATTTAACTAATTCTGGTGGTAAAGATTTTTCTGGTAAAATTGATCATTTAGCATTTGGTGCTGGTTGGCATTATAATAAATGGAATTGGTGGTCAAAAGCTATGAAAACAGATGATTATAGAATTTATAATAGAGCATTAACAGCTTCTGAAGTTACTGAATTATATGCAACTCAGTAAATATAAATTTAATTATCAATTTTTAGTAATACCCAATATACTTTATTATCGTGTTTCATATATAAGATATTATGGTTTTCCGAAAAATCTTCAATAACACTGCGAGTTTGAACTAAAGCCTTTTGCTTTCCATCATACATTCTCTTATTAAAATTTTTAGAACTTCTGTTAAATCTTCCATTTTTAGAAAAAGTCTTAGTTGGTTCTAAAATTAGAAGTAATCCATTTTCCTTCAAGTTACTAAGAATTTTGTTTAAAACGGATTTTGGATTCTTTGTATAATGTAGCGAATAACTGAATAAAATTAGGTCAAACTTTTTTACAAAGGGAATACTTTCAGCACTTCCTTTGTAAAAACGGACATTTTTATATTTATAATACTTATTGTTAGTTCTAGCATTTTTTAACATTGATAAACTAGGGTCAATACCATAAATACTTTTAACGTGACGACTTAAAGCAAATTCAAAGAATCCGTTACCACAACCAATATCGAGAACAGACATTCTAGATAAACGGATTTTAGCATGTTTTCGCAGAATCGATTTAATACTATTACCATATTGAGAAACTTTTTTCTGTATTTTTATAATATCTTGATATGGTTCCATTTTGAATCAATATTGAAAATGTAAATAAAATTCATTTCTATTTTTTATTTTACAAATCTAGTATTTTATTTATCCGCAATGATAAGTACAACCGACGAAGCAAACGATATAAACATTTTCTCCAGCATTTTTCTTTATATGATATTCTTCTTCTGTATGTATTAATGAACCATCAGCATTTACGAAGCGAGTATCGTATTTATATACCATTTGCGGATTACCATTAGCATCTAAATCATCTTCGAATTGAACATTACCATTAGAATCATAGATAATTTCTGTTTTAGTTTCTTGTATTTCTTTCATTTTAGGTATTTTATGAGTCATAGGTGTTCCATCAGGATAAGTAATAATTTCGCCTTGTTCGTCATATAGTGATACTATTTCATATACTTTTTCAGTATATTCTTCAGTAGTAGTAACTTCTTTTCTAACATATTGATATTTTACTGAATTATATACAACTTTTATTTCAGTAATATCTCTAGTTTTTGTAATATATTCTTGTATTTTAATAGTATTTATAATAGTATTAACTTTTAATTTTTGTTTAACAATTGGTGTTAAATCAAAATTACAATCACATGTTATTTTCGCAACAGTATAATTATGGAATAAATCATCAGTTTGTTTAGATCCATATCCTGGAATATTACAAGAAGTAATATAATCACCATTATTAATATTACCATTTTTATTACAAACCCATATACCACCTTCACCAACACCATTAATATAAATTCTGTTTTCATTTACGTTTGTTTTTTTCTGAAGAGTTTTAAGAAGACCATATCCATAAGTTCTAGTATCATTATCATCTCTTTCATTAGAAATAACACCAAAAACTCTAGTATCACTATCGGTAGTAGTCAAATCACAAAGTGGTAAACAATCATTCATAGTTGGTTCTATAGTATTATCAGTATCAACATATTTACCAGTAGAATAAACAATTAAACCATAATTATCTGCTGAAATATTATTTTGTGGCAAACATCTATGTTGTCCTGTGAAATTAATAATACTGTTGGAAGATACGCTATTTTCAAAATAACCAACTGAATGTTCATTACCATTATCTGCTTTCATTTTAATCACACAATTATAATTAGAACCACCACCCCACCAAGCAAAACCAAATAGACCTCCATTATCAGTACTATAAGCAGAATAAAATACACTACTACTATTTCCAGTTCCTGTTTGTCTAATTTTTCCTTCTACATGTAGTTTTTCATCTGGTGTTTTTTTTCCAATACCAACCTCACCAGATCCTTTTATTGTCAGAAGATCTACTCTTGATCCAGTATTCCCTCTAGTTGTAAAAGCGATTCCACCATCTGTAACACCATTATTCCAATCTGTTTTCTCGAATATTAGTGCATCGAGATTTGTTCCAAAATAGTGATTATCCATATATAATATACAACCATCTGCGGATGCATTTTCTGAAGTAGTTGTTTCATTCCCAAAAGAAAGACTATGACCCACATGTAAGATACTACTAAATTTACCAGTTCCATTAACATCAAGTTTATGAGTTGGACCAGTAGTTCCAATACCAACATTACCACCTAATGGATTTAAAAGTATAGCTTTGTTACCATAATCATTTGATGATGATGTATTATCATAAGATGCTTGAATCCATGCATTATAATTATAAGTACTATTACCTACTCCCATTTGTATATTATTTGTAGCATCAGTACCAATAATTCTCAAAATAGCAGTACTAGTAGTAAAATCATTACTTGGAACACTAATTGGACCTGCTATAACAGTTGTTCCGAGAGAATTAGTTCCACCATCAGATCTACTAGGTGTTCCAACTTGTAATGGAGACCATGGATTATTAGTTCCAATACCAACATTACCACTACCACGAAGAATAGCCATAACAATACTTCCAGTAGTATCATTAGAATGTTGAGAAATACAAAATGTATTTTCTGGCCAATTTAATATATCATTATTAGAACCACCATTAAAACCCATAGAAAATCCATAATTATCATTATCATCTTCTCTAAAAAATATTTTACCACCACCATTGCCACTTGATTTTATAGGAATTATTTCAATACCAGCAGTAGATGAACCAGAACCAGAACATAATAAATTACCCCCACCGACTTTTAATAATCCAGAACTATTGATTCTCACTCTTTCAGTTAAACTTCCATCACTGGTTTGAAATATTAAATCACCAGTATCAGTAGTTAGATTAGTACAACTACCTATAATACGAGCAAATCCAGTACCTTGTGATTTAAAATCTAATATACCAGCATTACCAGTACCAGTTTTAGCTGTATCAAGTGTTATATTACAAGCAGAAGTTGTATTGCCTGTTTTAAATACTGCTACATTACCAGAAGATGCGTATACATCTAATGCTCTAGTTGGAGTATTAGTTCCAATACCAACATCACCATTAACAAGTAAACTATGAGATAAATATTTACTACTGTATTTTGTATTAATACCATCATACAGTTGATTTATATTTACGGAAGTTCCAGACACATCAGTACCACTTTCGTTTTTTATAGCAAATGTAGATTGATCACTATTTTCAGTAGTCGTATAAGTACTAGTATTTATAATAACATCATAAGAACTGGTATATAATTGATAGTTAACAGCACCACCACCTCTAAGATAAATAACAATACCGATATAGAAATTTTTAGAACCTTGATAAATACCTAGAACACTTCTTTCAGTACCAAGATTGTAAATCGATTGATGAACTTCTACAAAATCAGCACGATCAGACCAACCACCACCACGTGCAGTCCCCCAAACAAGGTGATCATTATAATCAACAGAACCACTTTGTGAAGTTTTAGTAATAAAGAATTGTTGAGTTTCACCTGCAACACCAGTTTTTAAAACAATTGGATAGAAATATGAAGCATTTTGAGATTTTAAGTCTATAACAACCTTTCTATAACAACCTTTTGCAGTAATATAATCATTAACAGAAAGAGTTGAATCACAAGTTAAAGCACCAGTAAATCTACCAGTTCCATTAACATCTAATTTATAAGCAGGATTATTAGTACCAATACCAACATTACCAGAATTACCTTTAATACGCATTAATTCATTTTTTGGAACATCACTTGGATACATTGCATCAAAATTTGTACCAGGTGTTGCATTACATTGAACAGCAGAACCTTGTCCAAATATAATATCTTTGGATGCTCCACTATCATTCGCATCACAAACAATTAAGACCGCTGAATCACTTGAAATAGCTAGATTACCATCACAAAGAATGAATTGTGAAGCATTTGAATTTCCAGAACCATTAACATTATCACCTAAATAAATAGAACCATTAACTTGTAATTTTTGTTGTGGATTATTCATTCCAATACCAACATTACCACCATTAAACCAAGAAGACCCGCCAGCGTCTAACATAATTTTTTCACCTCCTATTTTTAGTTGACATTCGTCATAATTACCAGCAGAAATTAAAGTAAATTCTGCTCCACTTGAATTCAGTTTAGTTATATAAAAGGTATTCGCATTTAACGGCTGTAAATTCCAATCGGTTGAACCTGTTCTTAAATATAGACTACCTTCGACTGTTAATTTAGATGAAGGCGTTGTAGTCCCTATACCAAGATTACCCATTACAAACGAATTTGAAGTAGCGTGTCCAGATAAATAAGACCCAACATTTCCACTATGACAAACATACAATCCCCAATCGCAACCAGAGGGTACAAAAGAAGCATTATGATGACTATAACCAATTCCGTACATATTTCCTAAAGTTGTATCAGTTGGTGTATAACCTGAACCAATTGTATATATAGGGTTAGATTTATCAGCACTACTACCTAAATTACTATGTCCCCCGCATAAAAATCCCTTTTCGTGAGCACTTCTCCCAATATAACCTGACATTGTGGTGTTACCCAAAGTACCAACAGAAGTAATGGCAGGTTGTGCGGCTGTTAAAACACTTCCAGTAACATTACCAGTTAAATTACCTGTCACGTCTCCAGTTAAATCACCTGTTACGTTACCAACAAGATTTCCAGTAATATTTCCTGTAAATCTACCAGTACCTTGAACGTCTAATTTATATGCTGGAGCATCAGTACCAAGACCGAAATTACCAGTAGTGTTGAAATAAGATGTTGAATTAGAATGAGCTCCTAACCATACTCTCGCATTACCACCTGATGCTACGTACATTCCATAACCACCACTAGAAGCAATAAAAGAAGAACTACCAGTAGTATAACCAATACCATACATACTACCTAAAGTAGTTTCATTGGGTAAATATAAAGAAGATAAACAAAATATTGGATTAGTTTTATCAGTATTATAATTACCACATAAAAAACCTTTGTGATCATTACCTGCAGTTCTTTGAATATAACCAGACATTGATAATCCAGTTATGCCAGTTATAGAACCATCACAAATTAAATTACCAGTAAATCTACCAGTACCTTGAACGTCTAATTTATATGCTGGAGCATCAGTACCAAGACCGAAATTACCAGTAGTGTTGAAATAAGATGTTGAATTAGAATGAGCTCCTAACCATACTCTCGCATTACCACCTGATGCTACGTACATTCCATAACCACCACTAGAAGCAATAAAAGAAGAACTACCAGTAGTATAACCAATACCATACATACTACCTAAAGTAGTTTCATTGGGTAAATATAAAGAAGATAAACAAAATATTGGATTAGTTTTATCAGTATTATAATTACCACATAAAAAACCTTTGTGATCATTACCTGCAGTTCTTTGAATATAACCTGACATTGTGGTGTTACCCAAAGTACCAACAGAAGTAATATTTGGTTGTGCTGCTGTTTGAATAGTACCAGTAACATTCCCGACAAGATTCCCAGTAATATCACCAGTAAATCGCCCTGTCCCATTAACATCTAATTTATATTCTGGTGTTGAATCATTAATACCAACATTACCATCATTTGCAATAAAAAATCTAGTTGTATTATTATCTGTTGTTCTAAAATTATATCCTCCGGTACTACCTTTTTGATAAAAATTCATACCATCTGTTCCATGATTTTCTATAATAGCACTACCACCATTACATTGTAAATTAAAAGTAGCACCATCATTTACTAGAGATATTCCTGCTCTCGAAGATGTATTACCATTTTCAATTTTTAATTGATTTGAATTACTAGCATTTTCATAAATATGTAATTTTTCTCCTGGATTACTAGTACCAATCCCAACATTACCAGAACCGCCGTAATAAATATTATCTCCATTTTCTAACCAAGCATCTGCGGCAGCTTCGTGTTCATAATCATCACTTTCATCTCTAAAAACGTCTGATACACTTGCAGTTGCCTGACCTGAAAGAGTTCTCATATAAGACCTCCAATGTTTCAATTTCATATTAGATAAAGAACTAACATTAGCATGTGTAAGAGCGGCAGTTTGAGTACCTCCTGCAGCAGTAACAGCAGCAGGGACAACAGTTGTTTTTCTTTTTCTGAATTTCATTTTACCGCCAGAAAATACAATTTTATGTAAATCACCTATCCAGAAAGAATTGTCAGAAACATATATATCTCTAACTTTATTTGATGGAGAACCAATATCAAAAGCGTTATCGGTTGATGGAACTATATCAGCTGAGAATGTTATTTCATCACTTGCTACTGTCATTATAATATTTTCATCTGTTCTACTGGAATTAACTCCACTATATGCATCAAAATTAATTGAACCACCTCTTAATCTAATTCTATCTGGTTGATCATTTCCAGAAAATAATAATAATTCAGATGATTCAGAAGCACTCCATTCACGACGTTCAATAACAGCGTAATCCATATTAGCATCACCTGAGGCACTTCCTAATCTAATAGTAGCAGTTGTAGTACTTACTGAATTACTTCCTTGTCCAGTATAACCAATATCTACAAGAGCAGTATCTCCAGATCTAGAAACTTTAAGTAAATCACCTCCATCATAAACATGTAATTTTGTTGATGGGTTGCTAGTTCCAATACCTACATCACTAGGTATATCAATCTGTCCTGTATCATGTATTCTTAGTCTATCAGTTCCTCCTGTTTGGAAAAACATATAATCTCCAGCTGTTGAATATGCAAATAAACCTTTAGTAGTTCCTTGTTGTGCCCATATAAGTGTTGGATCATTACCAGATGTGCTTTCTGTATCTAATTTTAATGTTGGACTACTTCCATTTCTATAAATATGTAAAGATTCATTTTGACTAGTAGTACCAATACCTACATTACCATTTCCTTCAATACTCATCCCAATCATTCCAAATTCTGTTATTGATGAAACATAAGTTGCATCAACAAATACCAAAGAAGCATCTTTAGCATAACCTTCAAAAATTTGTTCGTGTGTTGGAGCCCCCCCGTTATTAGTTGTTTCAATAGCATGATATACAATACTATTATAAGTACATTTAACAAGCCTACTAAATCTACTAAGAGCGGCATTACTAACACCATCAAATTCAAGACTAACGTGAAATACTTCATCTGCATATCCTCTACTAGATGTTACATTATATACATCAATATTATGACCACTACCAATACCTCCTCTTCTCATAATAATTTTACCAATAGCATAACTTGCTGGTATTGCTGATCCAGTTACATCAGCTTTAGCCAAAATAATATACCCGTTATGTGTTCCTCCTTGTGGGTCCCCACTAGTTGGAAGTTGTATTCTAATAAAGTTCATTAAACTATCAGTTTGCTCGAAATTTCCTGTAACATGTAATTTAGATGTTGGGGATGAGTTACCAATACCAAGATTACCACTTGCATCTAATCGCATTTTATCGGAATTATTAATTTTAAAGCTAATCGATTTTGTATTAGCGGCATTTAACAAAGTATTTCCTCCACTATCTTGCATTAATGCGTAAGAAGAAATAGTATCTTTAATAGAATGATGAGTAAATTGTGCATAATTATCATCACTATTCCAATTCCCAATCCATGTCTCATTAATTCTAGCATTATCTGTTGTTCTCATAATACCATTAACATCTAATTTATAAGAAGGTGATGTATCACCAATACCAACGTTACCATTTGATAATATACGCATTCTTTCTGTGCTATTTGTTTCAAACGATAAATAACCATTTTCATGATTAGCAATTGTAAAATCTATTGCACTTGCACTTCCATCATAACCTATTACTGCTCCATCATTGGCGCCAGCACCAGTGCCTGTATTTTGAAATCTCATTGTTGCATAATTACCTGATGCAGATAATAATAATTTATCATAAAATGTTGTTGGATTACTACCAATTCCTATTTTTGCATCTGATGTACTAAATGACATTAATGTATCACTTCCTGAAAAAATTTTCATATAAGATGATGTACCCCCAAATCCCTTTGTTGTGCTATTAAAATATATATTAGCAGTTGAATTTTGTGATCCACCACTTCCATTTAATCGTATATTACCAGAGTCTATTGTTAGATATTCTGTTGGATTACTATTACCAATACCCATTCCTACTGATGTTATTCTAGCTAATCCATCACTTGCACCACTATTTGTAATATTAAATTCTATTTGCGATGCCATAATTTGCATTGGTTTTAAAGTTGTCCATGCTGTTGTACTATCCCCACTTACTAAGAAACCTTTATCTGTTGTTACGGAATCATGATATGTCAAACTTACACCTTTTGCACCTGTTGCTGTTAATTGCGTAGAATCTGTTGTACTTTTAACAAATAATGTATCAGCCAAAGTTAATGTGTGATTACTCGTAGTAACTCCAATGCCAACATTACCACCTTCTTTTATTGTTAAATATTCATCCGCATCTTTTCCTATGCTAAATGTATCGTTTGAATCATCATGTGTTGTATGCCATATATCTACACCACCTCCTACATATTTGATACCTGCTTTTTTAGAACCTGGTGCTTGTTGTATAAATATATAAGCATCTGTATCAGCAGTGCTTTCATAAACATGTAATAATTCAGTTGGATTAGTAGTCCCAATCCCAACATTACCATCTGGATTAATTCTCATTTTTTCAGTTATTGAAACATTTATTAAAGCAGTGCTTGCTGTATGATAATCAACATGTCCTGATGGTTCATCTCCTACAGAAAATACTAATCCTGATCTTCTATTAGTATTAAAATTTTCTCTATATGCCCCAATTCCTGCTTGAATACTATTTACATCTGAAAATACAATCATATTACCCCTTTGAGTGGCTGTAGCTGATGCTTCTTTATTTCTAATATTCAAACCATAAGAATAATCATAATCCGAATTGTATGTAATTTCTAATGGAAATTCTGGACGAGTTACACCAATACCAACCATTCCATCTCCTCTCCATGCCATAGCATAGTTTCCATATCCAGTTTTTAGTTTTAATGATTCATTATTTGACCCTACATCGTAAAATCCTGCTTCAAAGAAAAACTCATCAGTATCATCTTCAGAAAAAACTAATAATTTTTCATCATTAGTATTTGGGACATTTTTAATTGTTATCCAGCCACTAGGATTATTTGTTCCAATTCCAATTTTACCAGTATTTGTAATTCTTACTCTTTCTGTAAGAAAAGCATCATTTTGATTATCTGAACTTCTTGTTCCAAAAACAATATCTCCATAATTATTTGTTTGATTAACATTTATAAAACTAATACTTGAATTTACTACGTCTTTATCATTATAATTAGCAATTGTAGTCATATTATTGTTTGTTTGATTAAGATTTCTCATTGCTAAACAGACTTGTTCCTGAACATTTGCGAGTGATGTATCATTACTACTTGTTTGAACTGTTAAACGATATTTAAGACTTCCAGTTACACCAATACCAACTGGACCAGTTACAAATAAATGGTTTTCCGCATCAAAAATATTTGCTGCAACACCTTTTATAATAACTACATCAGAAGCAGATGATGAATCATCATGAAGCTTACATCCTAAAGTTAAAGAACTACTACTTGTACTATTTCCCCAATAATCATAATCATTATCATCATCCTTAAATTCTAAATAACCATAATCACTTGTATTTGCTGCAGATTGAAATACAATACTACTTTTCTTTTCACCAGAAGTTCCATGTTCAAGAACAATTGAACCAGAACCAGAAGTTCTAATTGCTCCATTTGCTTCATAAATATGTAATGAAGCATCTAAATCTGTTGAAGTACCAATACCAAGTTTCCCCCCTGTTAAAAAACTGTCATCTCCAGATGCGATTTTAACTGTTTCATTTCCATAAGCATCATAAATTGAATAACTTGCACTTTGATTTGTATTATCTGCACGAAATAAATGATAAGTGCTTGCGTTAAATCCACTTCTAAAACGAATATTTCCAGCAGTTGAGCCACCAGGAATATCTTGTAAATCTAAAAGATAATCTGGTTGTGATACCCCTATACCAACTTTACCAGTATGTGTAATCGTCATTTTAGCATCAATTATTCCAACATCGTAAATATCATCATCATTATTTAAACAAAAATGTAAATCTCCACGACCATAAGTTTCTTTTCGTTCAATAACAATTGCATTTTTTATATTATTTTCGTGATAGGTATTTAATCCAATACCAACCCATTGTCCGACAGCAATTTTACTCCCAAATTTAGCGATAACAGTATTAGTTTCATTTGATTCATCATCCCCACCATATACAGAAAATAAACTCGATGGTGTAGTAATTCCAATTCCTACATAATCAAAATCTAATGTTAATTTAGGAATATTATCTAATGACAAATGGACTTTAGAACCTCTTGGGGCATTCAAAAATGTATGTCCTAGTTGTTCTTGTCTAAGTGCGAAATTAGTTTCTGAAGCATTATCAAAATGTGATAATCCACCACTTCCCGTAACACCAATATGTCCTACTCGTAATTTTCCAATATTAGTAATTGCATCTGTATCTGGATATATTTCAAGTTGGTATTCTGGTTTAACTGAACCAATTCCTACATAACCAGTTTCTTTTTGAATTGTTAAAACTACATTACCAACCATATTACCCGAATGTCTTGTAATATTAAATGTATTTGCAGGC